ATGAGAAAAAAGAAATTATAGAAGTAATTAAGATATTACAAGATACACAATTTGGTAAATTTCTTGTTAATGTAAAAGCTGGTAAAGATTACGGCAGCATGAAGAAGTTAAAACTAAAGGTAGACTAACTTATGACAGTAATTGGTTTAGGTGAAGCTGGATGCAATATAGCTGAAAAATTTGAAGGTGATTCTGGATATAAAGTAAAACTTATAGACGTTGACATTGAAGGTGATAATTGTTTTGCACTAAAAAAGCAACAACACCCAGAAGACTACGAAAAAAACTTCCCAGACATTAGTAAATTTTTAAGTGACTGTGATGAATATATCTTGTTCTTTGTTGGTGGTGGAGGAGACATTAGCGGTGCAACATTAAAGTTGTTAAACTACGTAAAAGACAGAAAAATATATGTAGCTTATATAAGACCAGATAGAGATATACTTGGAAGCGTTTCTAAGTTACAGGATAATCTTGTTTTTAATGTATTACAAGAATATACAAGGTCTGGTGTATTCTTAGGAATGATCTTAATATCAAACAACAACATAGAAACAATAGTCGGAGATAATCCAGTAGTTGGATATTTTGATAAATTAAATACAGTTATTACAAACTCTATAGTAACATTACAAAAAGCAGCTGAGAAAATTGCAGTTTACGATAATTACTCCAGCCCTAAAGATATTTCTTGTATATCAACATATGGAGTGTATGATCTTGACAATGATATTGAAAAACTTTTTTATGATTTAGAATATGTTGATGATAAATGTTATTATTTTTTTATTAACAAAACTCGGTTAGAAACAGACGGTGATCTTTTTAAAAAAATAAAAAATAGTATGAAAAAAAAAGCTGTTGACAAAACAAAAATTTCGTATATAATACACTCTACAGACAGCAAGGAAGATTTTTGTTATATTACAGCATGTACCTCTAAAATACAGAAATAGAGAAAAAAATGAAAAGTTATAACGCTACATTTAGAAAAAAAGATGGAAATTTACGTGAAATGAATTTTGCAAAATTAAAAGACTTGCCACCGGAATTTTTGTCTGGTAAAGTAAAGGGTAAGAATGCACCCCCACTCAAAGAAGGTCACGAACTTGTTTGGGACTTAGACGTGAACGAATTTCGCATTGTTAACTGGACAACAGTACTTGGCGAAGTAAAAGAAAAAGAAATTAATTTTGTACTTTAACTCTCCATTTTGCCGTGGTATATTTTAAATATGAAATATTGCTATAAATGCAAGATAATAAAAAATATTGAAGATTTTAATAAAAATAAATCTACTAAAGATGGTTTACAAAAAGAATGCAAAAAATGTGAAGTTCGCTGCGTTAATTGTCATATGCGTAAAACAGCGAAAGAACAAAACTGGTTTAAGTTATTAAATCAGGCTAACAAGCAACCAGAAAATTAGCTGAGTTGCAGGAGTAATACAATGGGTATCGATATCAAGAAGATGAAGCAAAAGCTCGACGCACTAAACAACAAGGGTGGTAGTGGTAACAAGACTTCTTTCTGGAGTCCAAAAGAAGGTAATAGCTACTCTGTACGTATTGTACCAACGCCCGATGGAGATCCTTTTAAGGAATACTGGTTCCACTATGAGCTTGGTACTCAAGGTGGTTTCCTATGTCCAAAAAAGAACTTTGGAGATACCTGTCCTGCTTGTGATTTTGCAAGCAAACTATACAAAGAAAAGAATGAAGAAAGCGCCAAAATGGCGAAAAAGTTCCTACCACGTCAACGCTTCTTTTCGCCAGTAGTTGTTCGTGGTGAAGAATCCGATGGTGTTAGGGTTTGGGGTTATGGTAAGCTTGCATATCAAGATCTAATCAATCTTGTCCTAAACCCTGATTATGGTGATATTACTGACGCTGAACAGGGTACCGATCTAACAATTAATTCAAGTAAGTCACCTGGACAGTCGTTCCCAACAACTAAGATCACTCCTGCTCGTAAGACCAGCAAACTATGCCAAGGTTCTATGCAAGATTGTAAAGAGCTTCTCGATACCCTTCCTGATTTTGAGAAGCTACATACTCGTAAGACAAGTGAAGAAGTTGGTCGTATTCTTGATGAGCATCTATCCTCAAGTGATGCAGAGGAAGATAGTAGTGAAACTGTAAAATTTGGTGCGAAGCCAGTAGCTCGACCAACTGTTAAAAAGACTGAAAAGAATCCAGTCGATGCTGCCTTCGAAGAATTACTTGATTCTTAACGTTAAAAATATAGTGTAGTATAAAGGAGGGAGCGGGTGCAAATCTGCTCCCTCTTTCTTTAACCCGAGGAAATTATGGCTAAAAAAGCAGCATCAACGGCAGGTAAAATTAGTATCGCAGATATGCGAGCAATGATCAATAAAAAGGCTGGAAGAGAGGTTGCATTTGACCTACAAGAAGAAAACCCAACTGAAGTCACTGAATGGATTCCTACTGGATCACGTTGGCTTGATTCCATTATATGCAGAGGTAAGTTGGCTGGTATTCCTGTTGGAAAAATTAGCGAACTCGCTGGTGAAACAGCAAGCGGCAAAAGCTATATGGCTGCACAAATTGCAGCAAACGCCCAAAAAATGGGAATCTCAGTAGTCTATTTTGATAGCGAAAGCGCTATCGACCCAGAGTTTCTTGAAAAGGCTGGATGTAATATTTCTAATCTGCTATATCTGCAAGCGGATTCAGTTGAATTTGTTCTTGAGACAATTGAAGATCTACTAAAGTCAACTGATGACAAGTTCCTGTTTGTATGGGATTCAATGGCCTTGACTCCAAGCAAAACTGACCTTGAAGGTGATTTTGATCCTCTATCTTCTATGGCAGTTAAACCAAGAATTCTTTCAAAAGGTCTATCTAAGCTAATTCAACCAATCGCTAACAAGCAAAGCGCACTATTAATTCTCAACCAACTTAAAACTAATCTAAACGTTCAGAATCCTAAATATGCAACTGACAGCGAAAAATATACAACTCCAGGTGGAAAAGCTCTTGCCTATTCATATAGCTTAAGAGTGTGGTTGACTGGTCGTAGAGCAAAAGATAGTTACGTAACAGATGAGCGTGGTTATAAGATCGGATCAGAAGTAAAAGCAAGGCTTGAAAAATCACGGTTTGGAACTCAAGGTAGAGAATGTTTATTCCGTATTATTTGGGCAGCAGAAAAAGTTGGCGTTCTGGATGAAGAAAGTATTTTTGAGGCAGTTAAACCATTCGTAAAACAAACTGGTGCTTGGTATGAAATTGAAATTGATGGCAAACCAAAGAAATTCCAGCAATCTCACTGGGAAGAACTAATGAAAGACGATAACTTTAAGAACAGCGTGCTCCAGCTAATGGATAACGAAGTTATTGTGAAGTTTGATAAACGCGAAGGTGATTCAAAAAATTACTATAATATAGATGGTGAAGAGCAAGGAAGTGATTTGGAATAAGACTATTTAGTTTATGCCAGGAATCTTTTTCTTTTTGTTTATGATTTTACTATTTAGTGTTGTACTAAATGGCTTACCAAGACCAAAAATTGTTTTGGTAAGAACAAGAATTAGAGTAAGGATATACTATTTACGTATAAAAAGATATATAACATCTTATTTGCAAAACAGGAAAAAATAAATGAAAATTACAAAATCTTATCTACAGCAATTAATCAAGGAAGAACTAAAAGTTGCGATTGAACAAGAGGGGTTAGAAACTGAAAGTAAAGCTGCCGCTGCGTTAGCACTTGGTTCAGCAATCGGCATGGGCGGAATGGCAGCTCATCATGCGTCAGAAATGGACAAAGCAATTACGGCAAAATCAGATAGACATGACGTATCAAAAATAAACCCAGGAACCCTAAAACAAGGGTTTAAATTAGCTTCTGGCACTGCATTTGTTGGAAATAATTTTGAGCTGCAAAGGGCAGTTTTAGATTATCTTGAAGACGGAGTACTTGGTTATAAACAAAATCCAAAAACAGGCCGTGGTA